CCTCGTCGCGAGCCTCGAGACCGCCGCTACGGGCGGCGCTTGCTCGACCATGTATGCCCTCCGCTTTGGAGAGGGCGCCGTGTGCGGCGCCACCAATGGCGGCATACAGGTCGAACCGGTCGGCACCCTGGAAGGAAAGGATGCCAGCAGGCACCGCATCAAGTGGTACTGCTCCCTGGTCGACTTCAATGTCGTGGCCAGGGCGGCCCTGATTGGCATTAACGCCTAGACATTCCGCCTCCTTCTTTCGTGCTGAGGGGGAGTCCCGATGAGGTTCTACTCATCGGGATCCCTCCCCTCCCGGAGGAGATGTAGTGCGAGGCTTTAGCCTCGTGCCAAAGGAGCTGAACGATGAACTTGATTGAGATGAGAGCCCGGGTCCGGGAGGACCTGCAGGACACCGACTCGGCAACCTATCACTGGACCGACGACGAGGTCGACGGCGCCATCCAGCGCGTGGTCCTCGAGTACTCGATCGCCGTCCCCATCCAGAAGCAGGACGACCTCGCCACCACCCTGGACGACACCAACATCGATATCTCCACTCTGACAGAGGTCATCAGGATCGAGTCCGTGGAGTTTCCCACCGGAGAGCGGCCGCCATCGATGCAGGCCTTCAACTACTGGGCCGGCAGCCTTTACATGACCGACCTCGGAGACGGAGAGGATGCCCGGGTCAGGTGGCTCCAGAAGCACACCCTCGCCGCCGGTTCGACCACCATTCCGCTGCACCACGACGAAGTCATCGTCCTCGGCGCTACCGGTTACCTGGCCATGTCACAAGCCGCCTACACCGTGGACCGCGCCAGCATCGCCGGCCGGCACGGCAGCATCAGCTACCGGGCCTGGGGCAAGGAACGCCTGGTCCGCTATGACGACGCCCTGAACGCCATCCGCCACTCGAACAGGGTCGTCCAGAGGCGACTCTACACAGACGACTAGCACGTAGTGCCCCGATTTCATCGGGGCGCATGAGAAGGCAGAAGCATGATCGAAGTCGGTATCTTGAAGAAATGGGACAGCGTCAACTACCAGGCCGACGTCCAGCTCACCACATCGGCGACCTACTTCGACCGCATCGCCGTCGCCCGCAACATCGCATCGGCCGACATGATCATCGGCCGGCACGTCATCGTCGCCGTGCCCGACAACAACCCGAAGGACGCCGTTGTCATAGCAGTATTTACACCATGACCAATAATGTCATCCTGAGTCCTCCCGATTGCATCGGGACAATCGGGACGAAGGATCTCAGGCAAAAGGAGGACACAATGAGCGAACTTAAGAAGTTTCCGCACCATACGAGGAAGGGAGCCGTGGACTGGGCGCGTATGCCCTCGGTCATAGCCTCATTCCGGGGGTCATACGACAAGCCGCCCGTCCAGGCTTCCCCCGAAGAACGCTTAGAGGCAGCCCGTCACCTGGCAAAGCACTTTGAAACCACCTCAAAGCCCCTTCCCGTGAGGCTGGCAGCCCTTATCTAGTGAAAGGAGTGTATTGACATGGCCGACACTAATCAAACGCCTGTCGCAGCGCAGAAAAGCCACGTCGTCGAGGCGGCCAGGGCCGTCACCAGGCCGATAGTCACCATCATGTTCACTGCCGTTCTGGCCCAGGTTGTCGTCGAGGGCATCGAGGTCCCGGATTGGTTCATATACGGCCTGGCCATGCCCTGTATCCTGTGGTGGTTCGGGGAGCGAACCGTTACACATCTCAGGGACAAGAAGCAATGAAAGGTTTCCTCCACGGACTCAAGCTCTGTCACTTCCTGAACACCACCGCGGAGGTCCACGCCCTCACCCAGGGCTTTTGTGAAGTCCTTTGCCCCTGGCCAGCACGCCACCGACTCGTATCGAGGCAGAGGACGAAGGAACTCCAGCACGAACACCACTACTATATGTCGGGCCGCGCCCTGGGGATCCTGGCCTGGGTCACTATATCTTGCATTATCAGGGAGGTGCTTTTCTAATGGCCAAATCAGGATTGACGCATACCGACGTCGGCCCCGAGCTCACCAGGACGGAGTGGGAGAGCGAGGAAAGCCATGCCATCATCAACGGCAATGCCTTCCCCGGCTCCCCCGTCGAACGCCAGCTATTCTACCGCAACGACCTCCATGAGTGGTACATCTACAACGGGTCGGCCTGGGTGAACCTCCAGGGCGCCGGTGGCGCAGGTGACATGCTCAAGTCGGTCTATGACACAGGTGACGATGGCGTTGTCGACAACTCCGAGAAGCTAGAGGGCAGCACCAAGACCGAGGTCCAGGACCACACGCCAAAAGCGCACACCCTGGCTTCCCACAGCACCAAAGCTCACAGCGAGCTAACAGGAGTCACCGCAGACCAGCACCATGCTAAGCAACACGCCATAACTTCTACACCCGACCATACCAGCTCAGCGACCCCAGGCCGAATACTCAAAGCCGACGCCAACGGCCTACCGGTAGACGCAACTAACACGGATACAGACGTCGCCGACGCGGTTACCAAGAAGCACACTCAAAACACCGACACCGACCTGTCACCGGCTCACAAGGACGCCGCCACAGGCGTCCACGGCGTCGGGGGAAGCACGATTGAAAGCGCATCAGGGTCACAGGCCAAAGTAAATACGCATGCCGCCTTGACCACAGGCGTCCACGGCGCCGGGGGCAATACCCTGTGGCACGGCGGGCTCACGAACATCGTTGACAAGACCCATCTCAGCCAGGACTTCGGAGCTTCTGCCGGGAGATTGCGCAATCTTATCGTCACACCTATTGCTGGCGAGATTATGCGCGTCACCCCTTGCTCGTCGCCGAGCCCATTCTCCGCGGCAATAAACGGCAGTCCGACTGCTACATCTGTCGTTTATGATGGTGATAGTAACGAGGGTATGTTTGATGGCTTGCAATCTAGCGCTTTTTATTGGGGTAGGATTGTCCTTCATAACACTACCAGGGGCAATTCCAGGAAGATAGTAGATGTGAACATAAGCACGAACACTATCACTACCGAGTCAAGTACAGACGATTGGGCGGACGATGATGTCATAACCGTTCAGTCGCAAACAAATGCCCAGGCAGGATACTTCGATGTAGATGTCAGTGCCGAGGTGGGCACGACAGTGGATGGCATTTATCTGTTTGCTACCTTTGATGACTTGGAGGGTAACCAGGATAACAGCAGATATATGATGTTCCATCCGTATGCAGCCTATGACCAGGGTAAGAGACAATGGATCAACGCCAACCTGGCAAACATCAAGGGGCAGGGCGTATATCCCATCCAAATCATCAGTCAGAAGTTTACCATGTGGCTGGCTGCTGGAATTGTGAGCGTCTCCATTACACTGTCGGTCAAGGCGAAGTTTGAGTATGCCGACACATAGGAGGAGCCATGCGAGTTTACTATCTCAACGATGAATACGAAGCAGGGAAGCACAAGATCATAGATGTGTGGGCTGAAGTTCAAGGCATAACCCTGCCCGACGCCGCTATTACGAGTCCCTATTCTGTGCTCGAGTTCGACGAGTTCTACAATCGGGGACTCGCACAAAGACTATTGCACAACAGCGACCCGCTGCTTGAGGACCTACCCGACAAATACTACGTGGATGCCAGCGGGCAGCTCCGGGATGAGTTTGATGATTCAGTCGCCATCGACCCCAATCCTCAGCGGGAGGCCTACAAGCTGTCCGCCCTGTATGGACTAACGCAGGCACAGTTAGAAACCTACATAGACAGCAACGTCACCACCCTGGCGTCCGCTAAGGACTTCCTCAAGAAGCTGTCGGCAGTGGTCCTCTGGCTTGTCAAACAGGCTAAACTCGACGGGTAATCAGCAGAAGCATGAAAACCTTGACCGCCACCCTGGAAGCCGCTCAGAAGAAGCGCCACCGCCTACCCTGCGTCGAGGCCGAGATAAAGGACCTCGACCAGGGCATCGGCCGCCTGTCCTGGCAGAGGCTCTATACCGGCAGCGAGGCGGACAGTCACCACGGCATCGCCGTCGATGGCCAGGGGAGCATCCACCGCATCCGGGTCGTCGGCACAACCCTCTACCGCCAGAAACAGGTCACCCCTTTTGTCACAGGCTTCCCCTATATCTTCCCCTTCGACCTCGTCGATAAGTCCCCGGACTTCGCCACCTGGACCGTGGTTACCACCGACTGTAACGGTCCCTGCGCCATCGCCGCCTCCGGGGCGAAGGTTTACATCTTCTACCGCCAGAACGGTGTCAACCGCATCCGCCGCTACTACTCCCACAACTACGGCGATACCTGGACGAACGCCGTCCACAGCACCTACACCAACGTCATATCGATGGCCGCCGCCTGGTGGACCGGCGGTACGGGAGTGAATGTCATCTGTTTTACTCTCCGCACGAACGGAATCAGCGCCATCGTCTGGAATACCGACATGCAGACATTGGTCGTCCAGCGCATCGTCACCTTCGTCGCACCCCACACCCAGATCATCACCAAGACCTACGGCATCGGCGCTACCTACAATTCCCGCTTGAGCCAGTGTCAGATCGTGTTCGCCGGCCTCCAGTACGCCGACCCATACGACCACTACAATGTATTCCGTTGTACGTTGT